ACGAAGCAGATAAATGGATCAATGCTCAAGGTCCAAAGGTCTTAGGTAAATTAATTAAGTTTCATGTAGATAAGGGCAATGTATAATGCCAACTTTAGATTATAAACCACAAGGGCAAGTATTAAAAGATTTTATGAAAGATGATTCTTTCTTTAGAGGAATCAGAGGACCAGTTGGATCTGGTAAATCTGTTGCCTGTTGTATTGAGATAATGAGAAGAGCATTAATGCAAAAACCTAATAAGGAAGGAATAAGAAAATCAAGATGGGCAGTTATCAGAAATACAAATCCTCAATTAAAAACAACAACAATTAAAACCTGGATAGACTGGATTCCAGAAACTGAATGGGGATATTTCTATTGGTCCGTTCCTTTTACTCACAGAATACAAAAGAAAGGAATAGATATAGAAGTTATATTCCTGGCACTAGATAGACCTGAAGATGTTAAAAAACTTTTATCTTTAGAACTAACAGGAGTATGGATTAATGAAGCAAGAGAAATTCCAAAGTCTATAGTAGATGCCTGTACTATGAGAGTAGGAAGATTTCCGTCTATTCGTGATGGTGGACCTAGTTGGTATGGAGTAATATGTGATACCAATGCACCAGAAGAAGATCATTGGTGGGCAGTTATGGCAGGAGATGTAGACATACCTGATTATATTCCACAAGAAGAAGCATTAATGTTGCAAAAGCCAGATGACTGGGCATTTTATTCTCAGCCACCAGGCATGTTGGAGAAAAAAAATAAGCAAGGACAACTACTAGAATATGATAATAATCCTAAAGCAGAAAATGCACAGCATTTAACACCTAAGTATTATTCTAAAATTATTAAAGGTAAAACTAAATCCTGGATTGATGTCTATGTTTTAAATAAACTAGGAACAATAGAGGAAGGAAAGTTAGTCTATCCTAACTTTAATGATGCCGTTCATAAAGCAAAAGAACCTATACCTAAAAGTAAAGACTTAGAAGTATTTATAGGAGTAGACTTTGGTTTAACACCTGCTGCTATCTTTGGACAACGAACTCCAAGAAACAGATGGTTTCTTATACATGAATTAGTATGTACAGATATGGGAATTAAGAAATTTTCAGAACTGTTAAAATCCGAAATAGCAACATTGTTTCCTCAAGCATCGCAAAAGATAACAATTATAGGAGATCCTGCAGGTGATTTCAGAGCTCAAACAGATGAAACAACTCCATTTCAGATTATGAGAGCTTCTGGATTACAGGCAAGACCTGCACCAACTAATGATGTAGTAACCAGAACTGAAGCAGTAAATTCTGTATTAAACAGAATGATTGATGGCAAATCAGGAATATTGATAGATCCAGCATGCAAAACCTTGTTAAGAGGTTTTGATGGTGGATATTGTTACAGAAGAATTAATGTTGTCGGGGATAAGTATGATGAGAAACCAGATAAGAATAAATATTCTCATATACATGATGCTCTTCAGTATATGTTCTTAGGAGCAGGAGAAGGCAAATCATTATTAAAACAACACAAACCAATGACACAATTTATTGCTAAAAGGGATTATGATGTATTTTCAAGGAAACCTATTAAAAAGGTTGATAAATGGAAAAGTCGATTCACCGTTGGATAATTTTCTTTACAGATAGAGAAGATAGGTATTGGTTTGATATGTTTACTAGACCTGGCTTTCGGCATTGTTGTATTGCTGGATATGTAGAAGGACTGGAACATTGGATTGGATTTGACTGGGGAAAGAAAGGAACTTATATGAATATATTATCAGATGAAGATATAAATAAAATTATCTTATATACCAGAAAAAACAAAGGCAGAATGTTAGAGATAACTAAACCTTATACTATGTTTAATAATTGGTCATGGATTCCAATGTATTGTGTATCAGTTATTAAAAGTTTAATTGGATATAAAAACTATTTTGTGATAACTCCTTATCAATTATATTGTGCGTTGAAAAAAGATGCAAAAGAGGTTTAACTAACTAGATTATGAGTAAAGTCGTAAGTATATTTAAAGCTATAACTGGACCTAAAAAACCTCCAGCACCACCACCTGTGCCACAAAGAACTCAGTCACAGATTGATGCTGAAGCAACAAGAGATACAGAACTTGCTGCTATAAAGGATAAAAAAGCTGAAGATGATAAGCGTAAATTAGCAGGATTATATGGTCGAAGATCATTAATGGGAGATCAAACAGGATCTTTCGGTGGATATAAAAAAACTTTGTTTAATACTACACCTACAAATACATCTAATACATTAGGATAATATATGGTTTTAACAACAACAGATGAAAGTATAGGAGTACCATCAACTTATGTAGATGATATTCTAAAACGATATAAAGCAGCAAAAACTAGAAAAGATTATTGGAATGGTTATTTCGAAGAAGCATATGAATATTCTATGCCAATGAGAGAATCAATGTATACTGAATCAGTAGCTAAAAGAAAAACAGATAAAATATTTGACGAAACAGCAGTTGTTGGAGTTCAAGAATTTGCATCAAGATTACAATCAGGTATGGTTCCAACTTTTGCCAGGTGGGCAGATCTAAGAAGTGGAACAGAAATTCCAATTCAAGAAAGATTAAGAATTGATGAATCATTAGATGCAATAACAGATTATATATTTGAGATTTTACAAAACTCAAATTTTAATCAGGAAGTTCATGAATCATTTATGGATTTAGCAGTAGGTACTGGTTCATTATTAATTGAAGAAGGTGATGCTAATACTCCAATAAAATTTAGAGCAGTTCCATTATCTCATATAGTTTTAGATACTGGACCAAATGATGATATAGATGCTATCTTTAGAACAAGATGGATTAAACAAGAAGATTTAAAAAATGCTTATCCTCAAGGTAACTTTCCCGATACTATTATGATGCAAATGAGTAATCAAAATGCTCAAAAGAAATGTGAGGTTATAGAAGTTGTAAAAAGAGATTGGAGTAAACCAAATGAATTAAAATGGAAATATTGTGTTGTATTAAAACAATTTAAACATTTAGTATTAGAATATCCTATGGAGGGAGAAGGAGCAAATCCTTGGGTAGTATTTAGATGGTCTAAAGCAGCAGGAGAAGTATATGGAAGAGGTCCATTACTTAATGCTCTTCCAGCAATTAAGACTTGTAATTTAACAGTTGAGTTAGTATTAGAAAATGCTCAAATGGCAATATCAGGTATGTATCAGGTAGATGATGATGGAGTAATTAATCCAGATACACTACAGTTAGTACCTGGTTCTATTATTCCAAGAGCACCTGGATCTACTGGATTAACACCTATTGAGCCACCAGGTAAGTTTGATGTTGCTCAAATTATCTTACAAGACATGAGATTAAATATTAAAAAAGCATTATATAATGAACAATTAGGAGATCCAAATAGAACTCCAGCAACTGCTACAGAAATTACAGAAAGAATGGCAGATCTTTCAAGACAAATTGGTGCTGCTTTTGGTAGATTACAAGCTGAATTTGTAACACCTGTTTTAAAAAGAGTAATATATATATTAAGAAAACAAGGAAGGATTGAATTACCGTCTATTGGAAATCGAGAAATACAAGTTAAACCTGTATCTCCTTTAGCTCAAGCACAAAACAATCAAGATGTAATGATAGTAGATAGATTTTTAGAATTAATATCTAGTAAATTTGGACCACAATCATTAAATATGTTTATTAGAACAGATGCTGTGGCAGAATACATTAGTAGAAAATTAGGGTTGCCAAGCAACTTAATTCGTGATAAAGAAGAACAAACACAAATTTTACAACAAATGCAACAAATGGCACAACAACAACAACTACCAAAAGGAGAAGCACAATAATGGCTTGGAAAGATTTACAAGAAGAAAAAAAACAAGGAGGGATTAGTATAGATGGATATGCTAGATCACCTGAAGAAGAAAATAAATTAAATGAATTAGTAGCATCAGTTTTTGCAGGTCCAAATGGACAAGCTGTAATAAACTATTTAAGATCAATATCTGTAGACGCAGTTAGTGGTCCTAATATTACTAATGAACACCTTCGTCATTTAGAAGGTATGCGTTATATAGTCGCAATTTTATCAAGAAGGATAACATCACATAACCAAGGAGGTACAGATGCCCGATCAAGAACCGACAAACCAAACAAGCGAATCATCAGAACAAGCAGAATCACAAAATGATGTAAAGGAAGTTCTACAAGAACAACCACAAGAATCTGTGAAACAAGCAGAACCTGATTATACTGGTCAAGAAGAACCAATAACTACAACTACAGAAATGCCAGAATATTTAGAAGGCATGGATAAGTTCTGGAATAAAGACAAAGGATTAGTTGAAGTTGAAAAACTATCTGAAAGTTATCGTAACTTAGAAGGCAAGTTAGGACAACGAAAGGAAGAATTAGCAAAAGAGCTTGCAAAAGAATATAATGAAAATGCTCTTGCTGATGTTCCTGAAAGTCCAGATGCTTATAAATTAAATCTTCCTGAAAATACAGAAATAACTGATGAGATGAAATCACAAATGGAAGAATCT